GTGCCACTAAATTTTTTGGAAAAAAGTAAAGGACTATACAATGGCTAAAAAACCAACAAAAAAAGCTTACCATCCGGGCGGTAATGTGCCACCTAGACGTCCACAAGTTAGACCTCCAGTAGGTACACCTAAGCGTAGGCCACCTAAAAGGCCACCAATTAGCGGGGTTAAATTTATACCTAAACTTCCTAACTCTGATCTGCCTGGACCTAAATATCAGAAGCCTATTACGGTCAAAGGTCCACCTGTTCGGGGTACACCTACACCTAAACGTCCACCAAAACAAGGTGGACGAACTGGCCCACTTACACCTAATCAAAAACGATTACGCCGCCTTAATAACAAAGCTAATAGAGTAGATGGTAGAATAGCTAGGTTAAGTGAACGTATGAAAAATGACGCTAAACCTAAAAAAACTATTGGTGTTCTTCCGGGAGGACCGGGGATTATTGGTAGTGGACCGAATACGCAAAAACGTCTAACTCCAAAAGCGTTACAGGTTAAACGAATGCAGGAGCAGATGTTAATGCGGGAGCAGATGTTAAGGGCTAATAAAGCTAAGCAGGCGCAGGCAAGACGTAATAATGCTAAAACTCTTAGAACTGTTTCCCCAAAGAAACCTGACGAAATCTTAAAAAATACAGTAAGAAAAGCCATTGGCCTTCCACGAAAAAAAACTAAGAATACATAATGGCAGCAGAGAAGATACTTGAATGGAAAATACTCCCCCGATTTATGATGCTCGTAATGACGCTAATGAGTTGGCGTGTAGTCGAATGGTTCATGTCCTTATCCGATCCCAGTGCAGCACAGGCTGGTTTAGTATCTGTTGTAACAGGAGCAATGACAGGAGCATTCGCCGTGTGGATGAACCACGAAGGCAAACATCCGGGTCAGTCTAACCACAGAATTTCTGAGTCACGAAAGTGAAAAGCCCCTGTAAGGGAATATGCGTACTAGATAAAGAACGTATTAGGTGCATTGGTTGCGGTAGAACTATAGAACAAATTACCAATTGGGGCAAATGTAAAATGAAATATCGTAGAGAAGACTTTATTGAGAAACTCATTAAAAGTGAAGGTCTAGTACTTAATGTGTATAAAGACACACTAGGCATTGATACAATTGGTATCGGACGTAATCTAGAAGACCGTGGCATTAGCCAACAGGAATTGGATGATTTAGACATTCCTACTATTGACCATGTGTATGAATATGGTATTACAGAAGCTGATGCAGTCTATCTAGCAACGAATGACGTACAGATTGTCGAAGAAGAACTGGTTCGTGCGCACCCTTGCGTAGAACAGCTAGACAGTGTACGTCAGCTTATAGTAATGGACATGGCTTTCAATATGGGTGTTCCTCGCCTGTGTAAGTTTGTCAAGATGTGGAATGCTATCCATGAAAATAAATATGATGTTGCTGCAAAAGAAATGCTTGACAGCAGGTGGGCAAATCAGGTAAAATCAAGAAGTACAAAATTAGCAAACGCTATGCATAACGGTGAATTTTAATATGACACGACAACTTACAGATAAACAACAGACACTACTCAACGTACTCTTTGAAGAAGCTGGCGGTGATTTGGTGCAAGCAAAGAAACTGGCAGGATATGCTGACACTTCTAGTACTTCAGAAATTGTTAAAGGTCTTAAAGAAGAGATACTTGAGGCTACTCAAATGTACATGGCACGTAATGCGCCGAAAGCTGCGATGGCTATGGTAGGTGGGTTGTATGATCCAACTGAACTAGGTATACGTGATAAGATGGCTGCAGCTAAAGAACTACTTGACCGCACAGGTTTAGTTAAGACTGAGAAGATGCAAGTAGAAGCATCAGGCGGTGTCATGCTTATGCCACCTAAAGCTATAGTGGAAGACGATGACTAGAAGCATAGGCAAGTGGAAACTACCGCAGCCAACAGATATTAAAGAACAGAACGAGTGGGTAGCTATACCACGTATTGCACGTACAGTACCCTTCGGATACAAACAAGATGAAGAAGACCCCGACCTACTACAACCTATACAGATTGAATTAGATTTACTTGAGAAGGCACGTAGCCACGTAAATCAATACAGTTATCGTGAAGTAGCTAACTGGCTAAGTACACAGACAGGACGTTACATATCCCATGTAGGGTTAAGGAAAAGGTTAGCAAATGAGCGAAGACGTAAGAACCAAGCTACAAGCATCCGCAAGTGGGCAGAATATGCGGAAAAGGCAATCGCCAAAGCGAAAGTCCTTGAAGAAGAAAGAACAGGCTCCAGAGCCAACAGTTGAAATAAAGCCTGTAGAGTATGAAACACAGGCTATTGAAGAAACACAGAACGTACTCTTTAAACCTAATCCCGGCCCACAGACAGATTTCTTAGCGGCAGCGGAACGAGAGGTGTTATTTGGTGGAAGTGCTGGCGGGGGTAAGTCCTATGCTATGCTCTCTGATCCATTACGTTACATGGGGCATCCCGCATTTAGTGGGTTGCTCTTGCGACATACAACAGAAGAGCTAAGAGAGCTTGTATTTAAATCGCAGGAGTTATACCCAAAAATCTGGCCCGGTATTAAGTGGTCAGAAAGAAAGATGCAGTGGACTGCACCATCTGGCGCAAGGTTGTGGATGTCTTATCTTGACAGAGATGATGATGTCTTGCGTTATCAGGGTCTAGCGTTTAGCTGGATAGGTTTTGACGAACTTACACAATGGGCCACACCATACGCATGGAACTACATGCGAAGTCGTCTTAGGTCCACTGCACCTGACTTGCCAATTTATATGAGGGCTACGACTAACCCCGGCGGTAGAGGTCATCATTGGGTTAAGAAAATGTTTATTGACCCTGCGCCTTATAATAGAGCCTACGATGCAACCGATATTGAAACAGGAGAAATCCTTAAATACCCAGCAGGACACGCAAAGGCTGGAAGACCTTTATACAAAAGGAGATTTATACCCGCAAGACTTTCTGATAATCCATACCTTGCGGAGTCAGGTGACTACGAAGCAATGCTACTCTCAATGCCAGAGCAGCAACGAAGACAACTCCTTGACGGAGACTGGGATATTAAAGAAGGTGCGGCTTTTACAGAGTTTGACCGCAATATTCACGTTGTTGAGCCTTTTGATATTCCTCATAACTGGGTTAAGTTTAGGGCTTGCGATTACGGTTACGGCAGCAAGTCTGGCGTTGTCTGGTTTGCTGTTGCACCTAATGAACAACTTGTGGTATATAGAGAACTATACGTATCTAAAGTCCTTGCCACAGATTTGGCAGATATGATCCTTGACTTAGAAGCTGGTGACGGGACTATTAAGTATGGTGTTTTGGATAGCAGTTTGTGGCATAAGCGTGGTGATACTGGCCCTTCTCTTGCGGAGCAAATGGTAAGTAAGGGATGTCGCTGGAGGCCATCAGATCGTAGTAGAGGCAGTCGTGTAGCTGGTAAAAACGAAATACACAGACGTTTACAGATAGATGAATTTACAGAGGAACCTAGACTTGTTTTCTTTAATAACTGCACAAACATCGTTGCCCAACTACCGTCCATTCCTCTTGACAAGAAAAATCCAGAGGATATTGACACACATTCGGAAGATCACTTGTACGATGCGTTAAGGTATGGTATAATGTCTAGGCCAAAGTTTAGTGTGTTTGACTATGACCCTATGGGTAGACCCGGCGGTGGCATGAGAGTAGCAGACGCAACCTTTGGATACTAAGGAAAAGCAATATGAATGAAGATGAAATGATGATTGAAGATGATGCTATCGCACTAGAAGACAGTGACGATACATCTGTTTCTGACGTAGACGTAAGCAAGATTATACCATTTATTATGGAACGCTATAAGCGATCCGAAGATTATAGGTATCAGGACGAAGATCGTTGGCTAAAAGCCTACCGCAATTACCGTGGTTTGTACGGACCTGATGTTCAATTTACAGAAACAGAAAAGTCTCGTGTCTTTATTAAAGTCACAAAAACTAAAACGCTGGCAGCATATGGGCAGATTGTAGATGTTTTGTTTGCTAACCAGCGTTTTCCTTTATCTGTTGAACCTACGGAATTACCAGAAGGTGTAGTAGAAGATGTACACTTTGATCCTAATGAGCCGGATCAGTTACGTGACGATACTAGCGCACTAAGCCCTTATGGGTTTGCTGGGGATGGCAATGACCTACCAGCAGGTGCTACAGCGGCAAGCCTACAAGATAAGCTTGGTGTTATGGAGAACAAGCTAGACCCTATTAACGACAAAGTAAAAGCTGGTCCGGGTAAGACTCCTACAGCAATCACCTTTAGCCCTGCTATGATTGCAGCTAAGAAGATGCAGAAAAAAATACATGACCAGTTAGAAGAGTCAGGTGCATCTAAACATTTACGTAATGCTTCATTTGAGATGGCACTGTTTGGTACAGGCGTAATGAAAGGTCCGTTTGCTATTGATAAAGAGTATCCTAGCTGGAACGATGAGGGTGAATATGACCCAGCCTTTAAAACTGTACCGCAAGTAAACCATGTATCTGTTTGGAATTTCTATCCAGACCCAGATGCAAACAATATGGATGAGGCACAGTTTGTAATTGAACGCCACAAAATGTCACGTACCCAGTTACGCAATCTAAAGAAGCGTCCATACTTCCGTGGTGAAGTTATCAATGAAGCTATCGCTATGGGCGAAAACTATACTAAGAAATACTGGGAAGATGATCTGACTGACTATGCACCAGAGCATGGCATTGATCGTTTTGAAGTGCTTGAGTATTGGGGCATGGTAGACGTTGAGTTGCTAGAAGAGCAAGGCGTAGACATTCCAAAAGAACTAAATGACTTTGATGAACTGCAAGCTAACGTGTGGGTCTGTAATAACCGTCTGCTTCGCATGGTTCTTAACCCATTCAAACCAGCTAAAATTCCATACCATGCTGCACCATATGAGCTAAACCCATACTCATTCTTCGGTGTAGGTATTGCTGAGAACATGGATGATACACAGACATTGATGAATGGCTTTATGCGTATGGCTGTAGACAATGCTGTACTGTCAGGTAACTTGATTGTAGAAGTAGATGAGACAAACCTAGTACCCGGTCAAGACTTGTCACTGTATCCGGGCAAGGTATTCCGTAGGCAGGGTGGCGCACCGGGTCAGGCAATCTTCGGTACAAAGTTTCCTAACGTATCCAGCGAGAACATGATGCTGTTTGATAAGGCACGTGTACTAGCAGATGAAAGCACAGGTTTCCCATCATTCGCTCATGGACAGACAGGTGTGTCTGGTGTAGGTCGTACTGCATCTGGCATCTCAATGCTTATGGGTGCTGCACAGGGAAGCACTAAGACAATCATTAAGAACGTAGACGACTATCTGCTGCGTCCTCTTGGTGAGGGTTTCTTCCGCTTTAACATGCAGTTTGACTTTGATAAAGAAATCAAAGGAGACTTAGAAGTTAAGGCACGTGGTACTGAAAGCCTCATGGCTAATGAAGTACGCAGTCAGCGTTTGATGCAGTTCTTACAAATTGCAAGCAGCCCAGCATTAGCACCCTTTGCTAAGTTCCAGTATGTAATCCGTGAGATTGCAAAGTCAATGGACTTAGACCCCGATAAAGTTACCAACAATATGGACGAAGCCGCTTTACAGGCAGAGATTATGAAAGGGTTTCAGCAAGAAGCTCCGCAAGGGGGTGTAGGAGCCTCACCAGCGGGTGCTGATGCAATGGACCCTACAGGTGCTGGGGGTGGCTCAATAGGCGTAGGACAGGCTCCTGTGCCGGGTGAACAAGGATTTAGTGCAAATGGACAAGGACAACAGCCGGGAACTCCTCAGCAAGCTCAAGCCGTTGGTGGGCAACAACCGCCAATGGGACCACTTCAGTAAGTATTTGGATAACATGGTAGACCAGCATCATAAGGTGCTAGAACAATCAGAGAATATGATAACGGTACACAAAGCACAGGGTGCTATAGATGTACTACGTAAGATTAAACGATTACGTGAGGACGTAGCTAACGCAGATGGATGAAATTACTAAACATCATTATCGTAATATAGCAACTGGAAATGCTAAAAAAAATAAAGACGGTTCTTTATCCACCGTGTCTACTAGACAGGTTGATTTACCAGATAAAACAGGCAAAAGAGTACCAACTTTAATACCTTCTATCTGGAATGGAAAAATGTTGTCTGAAGAAGAAGCCGCCAAAAAAGCTAAAGCTAGTGGCAAAAAATGGCCTACGGCAAAAACTCATGCTGAACTTAGAAAATTTGATATTAAAATTCACGAAGATATGAAGCCTATATCTGCAGAATCCGCAGCGGCGGCTCTTGAAGAAGCAGAAGTTAGAGAATCCGCATCGGCGGCTAAAGAATTTGCAAAAGGTGGAGCAGTACCAATGAATAGCATGGCTAAACAAATGGATATGTTTGAAGAAGGTGGTCTTATGGATGAGGGTGGCACTGTTGACCCTGTATCTGGTAATGATGTACCGCCCGGTTCCACTCAAGAAGAAGTTCGTGATGACATTCCTGCACAACTAAGTGAGGGTGAATTTGTTTTTCCTGCAGACGTAGTACGTTTTATTGGATTAGAAAAACTTATGGAGATGCGCCAAGAAGCTAAAGCGGGACTTGCACGTATGGAAGCTATGGGGCAGATGGGTAATAGTGAAGAAGCTACTCTTCCTGATGATATACCTTTTTCTATAGAAGACCTTGACATGGAAGATGAAGGCGAGTATAATACTCCTCAAGAGTTTGCATACGGTGGTGTAGTTCAAATGCCGGGTACTAACTTTACTACAACACCTAACCCCGGACCAACTACAGGATTTAGACCATATGTAGCACCAACAATACCAGACTATGCTACGCAACCTGTACAACAAGGTCCACAATTTCAAGGGTCGCAGCTTCCGGGTACTCAATTTATAGGAGCAACTCAAACAACTAATATACCTACCTTTGGTCAGACTGTAGGAAACAATCCCGGTCAGTATGATGAGTTTAGAACTTATGTAAATAGTTCAGGACAAACTCTACGAATACCTTTTAAGAATGGTCAGCCTCTTTATCCTATTCCTGAAGGATATACATTACAACAAAATAATGCTATACAGACTACTTCGCCTAAAAGTACGGTTGGACCAACTGATTTTGAAAGTGAAGAAGGAGATGGTCCTGATTATGGAGGCGGCACTTCTTTAATTACAGGAGAAAAGATTGCTGGTTACTCTCCTGAAGAAATTAAAACGGGAGTAACGTCAGCTAAAGACAGGTATGCAATAACAGGTAATCGTGGATTTGATTTATTGAATGTACTTCCGGGAGGTACTTTTATTAAAAATTTATTGCCTGATACAGCTTTAAATATTTTTGGAACAGAGCCAACAAAGGAAGGCACATTAGCAACTGCTTTGCAATCTCGTAGTGAACTTGAGAAATCTTTAGGTGTTGTAATTAGTGCATATGTAGGTTTTCAAAAGGGTGACTTAGACCCTAACTCTGGCGGGTTTTTTGATAAAAATGGTATTGCCGTAGACCCAAGAACAGGCGATCAAAGTAAAAATGAATCAGGTACTTTTAATTATTCTTCTTTTTCTGATTTTAAAGAGGCTCTTTCTGCTGGTAACAAATCAGGTTGGCGAGGCGGTAAACTAGGAGCAGAGTCTTATTCTAATTTATCAGATGCTGCTAAAAGCAAGTACAATAATTTTGCAGATATTTTAGGTTATACAGATCATTTAGGGCCATTAAATGAAGCAGAAGAACAAGCTCGTAGAACAACTTTAGAAGAAGAAATGCGTGAAAGTGGTATGCTGGCAGAAAGAGGTTTAGCCAGTGACCCAAGCGGTAAAGTATCAGGAGGCGCATCACAAGCAGCAGTTGATGCGGCAAGAGCCGATAGGGGTTATGAAAGTAGACCCGGAGGAGTGCAAAAGGATGGAAGCTATAATGACGCAGGTTTTGATCTTGGGTCAGCTTTCGGCCCAGATGGCGATAGAGATGATGCAGGTAATGATGGAGACGCTAGTACATCTAGTGGTAATCAAGGGGGCGGCTACGGCGGCGGCACGGACTGTCTAACCGAAGACATGAAGATTAAACTTAACGGCGTAATTGATTTTGTTACTAATATCAAAGTTGGTGACATGATTGATAACTACAGGGTCAAGGAAGTTCTACACAAGCATATGCGTAGCGGTTATTACGCAATCAATAATGAACTCAAGATTAGTAATGACCACCCTGTACTAGCAAATGGCACATGGACACGTCCAGAAGACTTGGTAGTCGGCGATAGCATTAATGGTATTCCTGTATTATCACTTGAGTATGTAGAACAGTTAACACCAACAGTATCTATCGTTATTGATGGTGAAAGCTTTGATGTACACACAGAAAACAATATCTACACAGTACACGGTAGATATAAGGAAGTACGTCAAGAAGCTGCGTAAGAGGCTTAAATCTTACAATTAGTTGGCTACTCACTCCCCACACCCGACAGTGTGGCTACAGCGGCCCCAACAAAGGAATAAATAATGAACGATACAATTATGGCAGAAGAAATGCAGACACCAAAGAAAGTTGCATTTGCTAATCGTAAATACACTAANGAAGAAAAACGACAGATTGAAGAAGAAGAACTAGANCAACTAATGAAAGAACAAAAGGGTGAGGCAGAANCTGNTGNNCCTGAAGAAGCAGAGCCTACATCCGCTGAAGAGAAAACATTTAAGAAGCGTTACTCTGATCTGCGCCGACACCAGCAAAANCAAGCTGAAGAGTTTAAGACTGAACTAGATGCAATGAAAAAGCAGCTTGAGTCAGCCACTAAGAAAGAAATGAAACTGCCTAAGTCTGATGAAGACATTGAGCAGTGGGCAGCAGACTACCCAGATGTAGCAGCTATCGTTGAAACAATCGCAATGAAGAAGGCACGTGAACAATCCAGTGCTTTAGAAGAGCGTGTAAAATTCATTGATGAGATGCAGCTTAATGCTACTAAAGAAAAAGCTGAAGCAGCATTGATGCAGATACATCCTGACTTTGATGAGATTAGAGACAGTGATGACTTTCACAACTGGGCAGAAGAACAGCCTAAGTGGGTACAGGACGCATTGTATGACAATGACAATGATGCACGTTCTGCTGCACGAGCAATTGATTTATATAAAGCTGATATGGGTATTTCTAATAAAAAACCTAAGTCAGATAGAGATGCAGCTAAGTCTGTGTCTACAAAGAACTCACGCAGTAAGCCACAGAATAATGAGGCTTCTGGGTATCTAAAAGAGTCCGAAGTGCAGAAAATGTCACCACAACAATATGAGAAGGTGGCAGATGAAATCATGGAAGCTATCCGTAGTGGTAAGTTCATCTATGATGTTTCTGGCTCTGCTAGATAAAAAAGGGTTGACAAGTAGTTATTTTTAAGTATAACTATAGTCATATAGGTATATCTACTAAGCGCAATGTAGGTATACCGAATTTTGCAAACAGCCAAGTCTTACGGATTACCTGACGAACATGGCCCGTTGAATAACAGGGCGGCCACCTTGTTATAACACGCACCCAAGTGAAGCAGCCTCCTAATTAGTCTTGCGAGTTTGTATCTGTAAAATGCTACATAGGAGATTTTAACATGGCATTTACTACTGCTAGTGGTTATGGTAATCTTCCTAACGGTAATTTTTCTCCCGTAATTTACAGCAAACAGGTGCAACTTGCTTTCCGCAAGTCTGCTGTTGCTGAGGCAATCACTAATTCCGATTACTTCGGTGAGATTGCTGCAATGGGTGATTCCGTTAAGATTATCAAGGAACCCGAAATTACAGTTAAGGCTTACGCCCGTGGTACAACCATCACGCCGCAAGACCTTGATGACGAAGACTTCAGCCTGACAATTGACAAAGCTAACTACTTTGCATTTAAGGTTGATGACATTGAAGAGGCACACTCACACGTAAACTTCCAGTCTCTGGCAAGTGACCGTGCTGCGTATCGCCTTGCTGACCAATTTGACCAAGACGTTCTTGGTTATATGTCAGGCTTTAAGCAATCTGCTCTGCATGGTGCAGCCAATACAGCTAACACAACCGTAAATGGTTCCGTTGCTGTTGCAACTGCTGGTACAGACGAATTGCTTGCAAGCATGAAACTGGACGCATCAGACTTTACTGATGGTGCAGGTTCTGCAGGCTCTGCAGGTGACGCTATTGCTATCCAGCCTCGTACTGGTGGCGCAACTGACGCAACTCCTGCTGCTGGTGACACTCACCCACTGACTTTGATTGCACGTATGGCTCGTCTTCTTGACCAGCAGAACGTGGACTCACAAGGTCGTTGGTTGATCCTTGATCCAGTGTTCATGGAAGTATTGAAAGACGAAGATTCTCGTTTGTTCAATGCAGATTTTGGTGGTTCAGGACTGCAAAACGGTCAAGTGTCCACACAAATCCACGGCTTCAAAGTCTATCAGTCAAACAACCTACCTTCAGTTGGTACTGGCCCGTCATTCGCTGGCACAAACAGTTCATCCAGCTATGGTGTGATTGTTGCAGGACATTCATCTGCTGTTGCTACTGCAGAGCAGATCAATAAGACTGAAACTTACCGTGATCCAGACAGCTTCGCCGACATTGTTCGGGGTATGCATTTGTACGGCCGCAAGATTCTTCGTCCTGAAGCTCTTGTCAACGCCATTTACCATTTAGCATAGGGGGAATAAACAATGGCTACAATTACTGCTACTCTTGCTCCTGCTATGGGTAATTCCCAGCGTGGACGCAATCCGTATATGGTTGAGCAGGTCGTTGACCTTACTGCTAACAGCATCAATCCAAATGGTGACGTAGTACAGTGTATCACTGTTCCTGCGAACACCAAGATTATTGCTGCTGGTTTTCAGGTAACTTCCAGTGCAACTCAGAATACTGGTACTGACGCAACCGCTGCTCTTGGTACTGGCGCAGATGACAATGAATACGTAACAGCGTTTGACATTGACGGTGCTGCTGATGGTGCTTATGCACCTAGCGTAACTGTCTCTGCTGATCTTGTTATCGGTTCTGCGGATACTCTGGACCTTACCCTTGCGGGTGGTGGCGCATCCTTTACTGCTGGTGAAATTC